TTTTGGAATTGTTAGTGTAGTTCCATATTCAATCCTACAACCTTCAACCTCATGACCTTTTTTGATAAAGTCTTTAATGGTATTTTTATCTACTTTTACAACTTGCTCTACTGTTTTATATATAGCAGGTATCTTTTCTTCATCTTCTATGACTAAGCTACCCGCTGACTTTCTTATACTTATATTTCCTAAAAATGTTTCTACCTTTTTAATACCAAGTAGTTCCATACATTCCTTTATGTTACTTTTTAATCTATCAAGACTATTCTTCTTAATCTTCTTTAACTCTTGCATTCTCTTAATCTCTAAGTCTAAAGAGTTTATATCGCTATCAATATCTATTATTACTGAAACTATCCTAGTGTTTTTATTTTGTATCTCTTGTTTTATTATTTCTTTTATTTCCTCTAGTTTTTCAGCTTCATTTCCTGTTATTTCTGTTAAACCTTCTTCTATTTCTAATAAATCTGTAGTTAATTCATATAAAGTACTCATAATTTCCCTCCGTTTGTGCTATAATTAGCTTAATTAAATTTTTTACTTCTATTTTTGAATTGAGCCTCGCTATAGGCTCTTTTCTTATATCTGAACATCTATAGGTTTATCTCTTTCAAGTTCTTCTGAAATTAATTGAAATATCTTGTAATCTTCGCTTTCTTCATATTCTTTTATTTCAATTTGTGTATCTATAATTTTTAGTAATGACTCAGCAAATATTTTTAATCTTTCGTTCACACTTTTTTCTCTTAAAGCATTACTTAGCTCTATTTCATCTGATATATCTCTTTTTTCTTTTTTTCTAAGTTTTGTATAAAGTTCCTCATTTTTATTTATTTCTAAATTAGCTCTATTTAGTTGTTGCTCTACTGCATTTCTCACTATAATTAAACTTTTCATGATTAATCCCCCTTAATTTAATATTTCAATACAGCAATCATGGCCTATTGCATCTTCTATTGTTATAGATGATTGCACTAAATCATCTAATTCTTTATCAAAATAGACTACTGTTAATTCAAATTCATGTGAATGAATTATTATACAATCGCTTTCAAAACTAATTCTTTCACATGTTACTCTTATTGCTTTGCCTACTTTAAGCACTTCTGTAGGAAAATTTACTTCAAGTACTTTCATATCACTACCCCCTTATTGTATTTTTTAAGACCTTCAAAACTTGCTTTCTTATTGTATTGCTTACAAAACTGTACATAATCTATTAGCACCTTTACACTCAACTAAATCACCCCCTTCCTCTTTATACAATTACTTTAGGAAACATATCTTTAGCTACTCTCATAGCATTTTTTATGCCCCTTTTTTTGTTTTATAACAATATCTTTCTTTGAAATAAGTTACTGATACCCTTCCAGGAAAGGTCTTCCAACCTTCTTTTTCTAATTCTTTATTTAATTCTCCAATTATTTTATAAGCGGTTGCTTCACATACATCTAAAATCTTAGCTATATCTTTTGCCCTATAAAACAATTGTTCTTTAGCTACTGCTTTTGCCATACAATACACCTACTTTCAAAATATTCTGTATTTAATTTCTATCTTCCAACTAATTCGTCTAATGTAATATCTAAATAATCAGCTATTTTTATTAGAGTGTTTATGGTTGGATTTTTCTTTTCATTTCTTATAATTTTGTATAATCCACTTTCATCTATTCCTAATTCCTTTGCTAATTTATAAGGTTTTATATTTCTTTTTCTTAGTATTTGACTTATATTGTCGCCTATTAACACTTAATCACCTTCGTTCTACATGGTATAATATAAATATGGAATATATTCCAAATTTATATGAAAGTTGGTGATATTATGACTAAAATATATGCTTGTTTAGCTGGTAATTGGGTTAATCTATGTGATGACCCAGAATGTAAAATGGGTAGTAACCATTCTTCGCCTTACATATGGTGGGAAGAAGGTGCTGATGTATGGAGTCCTTCTAATAAAGAAGAAGAACATACTATGTATCAGCAAGATTATGTTCATATTTACTATAAGGGTGTTGACTATAGAATCCATCCAATCTTTATACAAATTGCTAGTAATTAAAATTTTCGTTTTATATACAAATCAAAATTATCTAGGTCGTCAATTTCAAGTTTGGCGGCTTTTTTACTAAAATACATATCAATAAAAGATTTTACTAAAGACCACTCTATCTGATTCACCCCTATTAATGCATTTTTTATTTCTTCTATTTTTTTATTTTCCAATTTAACCACTCCTTTTCAAAATATTCTGTATTTAGTTTTCAAAATAACTCAACTGCTTGTATGGTCTCTCTGACTTTATAACTCTTATACAATCATCTATAATTTGTATTAAATTATTAGATGTATCGAAGTCTATGTCTTCCCACTTCTCAACTCCAAGAATTAGGAATAGCCTTGCTTTCACTTGGTTGTATTCTTTATTAGCTTTGTCTATATCCAGTCTATTCTTTATGTATTTAGAATACTGTTGTTTCTTAGAGCATGTTATCTTACACAACTTTTTATATTCTTTTATTGTTCCTTTTAAATCTCCTATAGTTCCTGTAAGTTCTGTTATTACATGCTGTTGTGCTTGATATTGACCAGTTTGTCGAATAGTTGGAAGAACTTCATCAAATACCCAACTCTCAAACTTTTCTGCGTTTGGAAGATTTGAGCCTACTATTAATCTGTAAACATCACCCTCAGTTATCAAAGCAATCTTAATACCATTAATTTTAAACCCCTCGTGTTTCACTACCCCTTTGCAATGTCTTAAAATTGCATCATTAGTATTTTTATAACCTAATGACTTTGCAACATCTTTTCCTACAAAGTAAGGCTTATTATCAATCTCTGCCATTCTTATTTGTCCAAATTCCAATTTTTCAAATATCTGTAGATTATTCATATTTATTCCTCGCTTTCTACATTGAATTTATTTTCTTTTTTTATTTTCTCAATAAACTCCCAACATGCATCCACAATAATAGAATTTTTACTTTTTCCACATTCTTTGGCTATATTCTGTACATATTGATTTAATTTTGGGACGAGCCTTACTGTCATTCTTACTTTTTCCATTCTTATTCCTCCCTCCTTATGACACTGTTTTACTGTCTATAATCATTATATTATGACACTATTTTAGTGTCAAGACTTTTTTAAATATTTTTTGTATAATGTCATTAGGGAGGTGTCAAAATGACTACTATTACTGTAAGAATATATACACCATTAAATGAAAATTTAGAAAAAATTTCTTATCAAACAGGCATTCTCAAATCTTCGCTTATTCTATACGCTATTAATGATATTATTAGAAATTCAAAAGTTAATGAACTTCAATCAATCTCGTATAAAAGTGATGATACTGTTCGTTCTACTCTTAGGATTCCTGGTGTCCTAAAAGAGTTGCTAGAGAAAACAGCTAAAGAAAATAATTTATCAATCAATTCTCTAATAAATAATGTTGTGCATTCATTTTGCATATCGGATTGGTTAATTTATCTTTGATATATACAACCAACATGCAATTATTATAATAGATGTAATAGGCATTCCTATATCACTGCTTAAATCTATCAACGCTTTGTGCAAGTCTTCTGGTATACGAAGCGTTGTTTGCTCTCTTTGCATCTAATCACCTCTTTTGAATATTTTATATTTAGTTTTCAAAGTGCTAATTTTATTTAAACTAATTCTTACTTAAATCACTTGATATTCCGTATTTTAAAGCCATATCTTTTACAATAGCAACATACCCTTCTATGAGTTTCTTATCATCTTGTATTACATCTAAATTGTTAACTTTCTCTCTTTTAGATTCAGATACACCTTCTTCTGCCATTTTTCTTCTTTTATTTATTAACCTTCTATTTAAGTCAACTCCAAACCTATTGTTTAGTAACTCATAACTTTCTCTCCTAAGCAAGTTTATATGTTCAAATCCACCTTGTTTTTTTGCTATTTTTGCAATTAGTTGTTGTGTATCTTTTCTCCAGTCAGTAGCATTTAATGAAACAACTTCTTTTATTGTTTTAACCTCTGTTTTTGCTTCTAATGCAATGTTATTAGCTTGGTTAACTTGTAGTCTTAAATCTTTCATTTCTTTTAAACTTTCTATTAATACATCTTCTATACAGGTTGGTTTCTGTTGTTTAACCTTGAAATATGTTTCCTCTAAGTTGTCAAATTGCTCCCAAGCTTTATCAGTATCTAATATTTTGCAGTGCCTATTTGCTCCTCTTTCAGTCCAAAGATACATTTTTGAAGCAAATTTTAGGTTTTCATATTCTGTATGAATACCTTTAAAATTCTTTAAATCATCACCTTGTAATAAAAAATAATGTTTACCTTCAATAAACCTATCTTTGTTATTGTTGAAATTGTTACTTATATTCTTTGAGTCAGTTTCATATACATCTGCTAGTTGCTGTGTAGTTAGAACTCTTTTGTTGTTTCTTTCTATTACTTGTAAATTATTACTCATAATTTCTACCTCCCTAGTTTTAATTTTTATCTGTTAGGTTTTCTTATTTAATTTCGTTGCATTTTTGGGATATAATTGTCAAAAAAAATCTCACCAGGCTCTTCGATTTGCAAAATATTTGATATCTTAACTGCTTCTTCAATCTTGAATTGTGAACGATTATTTAATTTTGCATTTAAAGCTTGAACAGTCATACCCAACTCTTCTGCTAATTTCTTTTGAGTGTATTTCTTTTCGACCATTTTTCCTTTTAATTTACTTATATTCATTCCATCACCTCGTTGCTTATTTGGGATAATTCAATATTAATACATCCATTTTATATTGTCAAGTCAAAAATGCAACATTTTTTTATATTTTCCAATATATGTGTTGCATTTATGAAAAAATACTTTATAATATATTTTATAGAGGTGATAAATTTGAATACTGAAAATGATTTAAAAATGTTGGAGATTACAAATAGAATAAAAAATAAACGATTAGAACTTAATATGTCTTATCAAGATTTAGCTAACAAGACTGGACTAAGTAAGTCCACTTTACAGAGATATGAAACGGGAGCTATAAAAAATATTCCTCTTGATAAGCTAGAAATTTTAGCACATGCATTAGATGAATCTCCTGCTTTTATAATGGGGTGGAACGAAGACTGCAAACAAATTAAAATTAAAGAAAATAAGCTTTTATCAAGCTTTAATGCCTTAAACGATATTGGACAAAATGAAGCAATAAAAAGAGTAGATGAACTTACTCAAATAGGTAAATATGTAAATAAAAATCACATAGACACAATAGCGGCACACAATGAACATTTACATGAAGAAGGAGAAATTGAAAAAATATATCAAGATTTAGATGATATGGATAATTGGTAAAATAGGTAGGTGAACTTATGAATAGTTATGAAAAGTTACTCTCTGAAGCAGATGATAATAATATTATTGTTAGAGAAGTTCCTTTAATTTCAAATTCTCATGGATTATATAAAAATAATAGAATAGCTTTAAATAAAAATACACTTAATAATATAAGTGAAAAAGCTTGTGTGTTAGCAGAAGAACTAGGACATCATTATACTTCATATGGAAATATATTAGACCTAAATAAAGTTGAAAATAGCAAACAAGAATATAAAGCTAGATTGATGGCTTACAACAAGTTAATTGGTCTTAAAGGTATAATAGATAGTTTTAATGCTGGCTGTAAGACTATAACCGAAATGGCAGAATACCTTGATGTAACTGAAAAGTTTCTAAATGAAGCTTTAGAATGTTATAAAAGTAAATATGGTTTTTCAGCTACACTAGATAATTATGTGATATTTTTTGAGCCAAGATTTAGTATTATGAATGCAAATTTTTTGTAACAATTCATAGTATATTTAAGAGCCGTTCAGCTCCTCTTAAATATACAATAAGGGGGAATGTAAAATGTTAAGAGTAGCACTTTATATACGTGTTAGTACAGAAGAACAAGCTTTAAATGGAGATAGCATAAGGACACAAATAGAGGCTTTAGAACAGTACTCTAAAGAGAATGATTTTAACATAGTTGGTAAATACATTGATGAAGGTTGCTCTGCAACTAATTTAAAAAGACCTAACTTACAACGATTATTAAGAGATGTGGAAAAAGATAAAGTAGACCTAGTTTTAATGACTAAAATTGATAGACTAAGTCGTGGCGTTAAAAACTATTATAAAATAATGGAAACCTTGGAAAAACATAAGTGTGATTGGAAAACCATTTTAGAAAACTACGATTCTAGCACTGCTGCTGGTAGATTACATATAAACATTATGCTATCTGTAGCAGAAAATGAAGCAGCTCAAACATCTGAAAGAATAAAATTTGTTTTTCAGGATAAATTGAGACGTAAAGAAGTTATAAGTGGTACAATTCCCATAGGTTACAAAATAGAAAATAAGCATCTAGTTATTGATAAAGAAAAAAAATATATAGTTAAAGCTATATTTGACGAATACGAGAAATCAGGTTCTGTTAGGACTTTAATAGAAACAATTAATAATCTTCATGGCGAATTATACAGTTATAATAAAATAAAGAATATACTAAGAAATGAACTTTATATAGGAATCTATAATAAACGAGGATTTTATGTTGAAGATTATTGTGAACCTATTATATCAAAAAAACAATTTAAACAAATCCAAAGAATATTAGAAAAAAATAAAAAAACTACTCCTAATAAAAACATACATTATCATATTTTTTCTGGTCTTTTAAAATGTAAGGAGTGTGGTTATACATTAAAGGGTAATTCTAGTAATGTTGGAGAAAAACTTTATTTATCTTATAGATGTTCTACATTCTATCTAAATAAAAACTGTGTACACAATGTAACTCATAATGAAAAACATATAGAAAACTACCTTTTGACTAACTTAAAACCACAATTACATAAACATATGGTGAAATTAGAAGCACAAAATGAAAAAATCAGACGAAATAAGAAATCTAACAAAAAAGATGAAAAGAAGAAAATCATGAAAAAATTAGATAAAATCAAAGATTTATATTTAGAGGATTTGATTGATAAAGAGACTTATAGAAAAGATTATGAAAAATTACAATCTCAACTGGATAATATAACTGAAGAACAGGAGAGTCAAATTATTGATACATCACATATAAAAAAATTCTTAGATATTGATATTAATGAGATGTATAGTGATTTAAGCAGGGTTGAACGCAGACGTTTTTGGTTATCTATAATAGATTATATAGAAATAGATAATAACAAAAACATCACTATTAATTTTATATAA